CACTGGTTGGAGTTAGTAAAACAACAGTCAATAACTTCCTGAATGGTCGCTCGGATAGTAAAGCAAAGGTAAAGGAAAAACAGATACCTGTCCTTAAAGAAGGTGCTAAGGTATTACTGTATGACCTAGAAGTGGCAGGTGATATTGGATTATTCTTTGGTCGCTTTAAGATAAACATGTCACAAGAGTCAGTAGTTAAAAAAGGTGGATATATCTTATGTGCATCTTGGAAAAAGTTAGGCTCATCCTCTGTTGAATCAATCCATCTTACCCCCGGTGAAATTGAAGTAGGGAATGATTCCCGTATAGTTGAGAAACTTTATGAGTTGTATAGTGAGTCCGATGCCGTTTTATGTCATAATTCCAAAGGTTATGACCACAGAGTGCTACAAGCTCGTTCAGCTTATTGGGATATGCCTGCATTACCTCTAGTAAAAGTACTAGATACTTTAGAGTTAGCAAAACGAGCACTTCGTCTGCCCAGTAACAAGTTAGGAAGTATTGCTGCTTATTTTAATCTTCCATTAAAAATGGACCATTCTGGTATATCTCTTTGGGTAAATGTTCAAGCTGGTGATGTATCCTCTATGAGAACTATGGTTGAATACTGCAAACAAGATGTTGTAGTCCTAGAAGCTATCTGGGATAAGCTAAAACATACAGGTAAATCAGGTAGTGACTTTAATTCAGCAATCTATCATTCTGATTCAAAGCAGCGATGCCGAACATGTGGTTCTGATGATATTTCAAAGACTGGTAGGACTGTATCAACATCTTCATCATTATTCGATGAGTATATTTGTAATGACTGCGGTGCGCTACACCGAGGTAAATTAAATAAGTTATCAAAAACTAAAAGAGAAAGTCTACTTGTATGACTCCAAAAATAGGAGATATATGTATAAGTAAATATAATGAGGTATTTACTATTGTAGGCTATAACAAATATAGTAATGTTGATATTATTTATGAAGATGCACCGGACTTTGTAATTAAAACAACAATAACTAATATACATAAAGGTGATACATATAATCCATTTAGGAAGGTAACATGTGGTAGAGGTTATCATGGAGTAGGAGCACCAATAAGTATAAAAGGTGTAAAAACTGAAGAATATGTAAAATGGCATGGGATGCTCAGTAGATGCTACGGAATACCTCAATCTGAAAGGGGTATAAAATCCGTACACTGCTATAGAATAAATAATATAGAAGTTCACCCTGATTGGTTTAATTATCAAAATTTCTATAAGTGGTGGAATGATAATATACTTTCACTTAATGGTTGTTCTAGTATTCTTTGCCTAGATAAGGACTTACTTGGTAGCTCATCAGATATTTATTCCGATAGGACTTGTTGTGTACTTCCTTATGAACTTAATATTGCAATACAACTAAGTTGTAAAGTATATTTTGATAAAAGACGTAATACATATCAAGTAAGAACTGCCAGAACTATAACTAATGAGCCAAATTATATAGGTAAAGTCTCTACAGAGGAAGAAGGCTTACACTTATATGCAAAAGCTAAAGACAAGTATATCAAGGATTCATACATCAAAATGGGATTAAAGTTACCTCAAGAGGTTGAATTTAATTTATTAAACTTTAATGCAGCAGAACGCATTAAACAGATAAAAAGTAAAGTACAATAGCACTACACCAATACAATTAGATAGATATTCCCCAGAGGTCATTCCTTCTGGGGTTTTCTTTGGTTTAATAAACGAAAAGGAGATACCAATGCAACAACAGAAGCAACCACAACTACCTCAAGAAGAAGTACAGATTACGAAGTATGAGTCATTTATTCAATCCTGTAACTTATTCAATAAGCTAGCAGGTAAGGATAATAAAGCTACACTCCTTGATCTAAAGCAACAGCTAGCTCTTATCAGCGAAGAACTAAACGAAACCATCCGAGACTTAAATGCTAAGAACTACGTTGGTTTATTGGATGGTTATACGGATATTGCTGTAACTTGGGCTGGACTAGGTATGATGCTTGATAGCTTAGGCTTCAATACTAAAGATGCTTTACTAGATACAGCAAATAACAACTTAACTAAATTTGTAGCAAAGGATGATTCAGAGGAAATTATCAGTACAATTGGTAAGTACAGTGAAGATGGTATTACAACAGAACTCAATGCTGAATACGGATTTTATGCTTTTAAGGATATTAATAACAAAGTAAAGAAACCATTTAGTTTCGTTAGTAACGACCTAACAAAGCATGTACCTGCTTATTTGTATATTCCAGAAGGAGGTGATTGATGATTAAAGGTGTAGAGGAAATTGCTGAGTACGTTAACGGTAAGAAATATACCTTGGCTGAAATGTCTAGCAAAGTACTTACGCAATGCAGTCAATGTGCTATGCTTGATATTGATGGTGGATGTATTGAAGATAAAGAGGGTTATTTACTTTGTAACAGCTTTAGTGACCACATATGGAAGGAAGTTAAAATTATGAATAAGTTAGATATTACAAAACAAGAAGATGAAGTAGGTGCTTTACTTGCAAAGATACCCAAAGCTGGTACGAAGTACGATAGCGGTAAGCCAATGTATAATCTAATTCCTGCTGATGCACTGGAAGAGGTTGTTAAGGTACTCACAGCCGGAGCGAAAAAATATAACGAGCCAATCAACGAAGAAAACTGGCGTAAAGTACCTGACCTACAGCACCGATACTTCGCAGCAGCACAGCGCCATATATGGGCTGATAAGCGAGGCTTGGATATTGATTTGGATGATGGTGATAGTAAAGGTACTAACTGCTATCACTTAGCTTGTGCTATCGCTTCTCTAATGTTTATGCTTCAGGATAAGATTGAAAAGGAGGGTAAGTAATGATTGAAATGATGTTTTTTGCTCTGTGCTCAGGGGTTATGTTGGTTTACTTGCTATCTATTATTTATGTGATATTCAATGCTAAGGTGGATGATGTTGTTGAAGATGAGTTCTTCTTGCAGCCGACAGAAGAAGTACAGTCGACACATGAAGTTCACCAAAAGAATACATACAACGTAAAGGATTTTTATATCCACAAAGGGCAGCAAATTACTCCAGATATGTTCAAGTAACTCAAAAGAATAGCTAGGTACTTTTACCTTTACTTAGCTAGTTCTCAGTGGTATAATACTTACTCCGCTTAAATAAAGGAAAATAAATGCAAAATAATAAAGATGATAAAGATGATAAAGATGAAACAATTACACTATCTAGGATTAACCAACATAAAACAAAACGAGCTAGTATGATTGTTGCTTGTTGTATTGTATCGGAGTCAGAGATTGCTATGATTATGCCTGAGTACACATCTAGTTATGAGACAGAACACCCAGAGGGATTCAAGGATGTTTTGTTTAAATTTGGTATGGATGTAACTCAAGAATACAAACGTCAAGATGCTCTACAGCACAGGAATAAAGTAAATCAAGTTGTAACTTGCTCACGTTGGGTAGGGAGTGAGCGCATTGATTTGGATTGGATTAACTCAGGGTATGCAAGCAAAGAAGCAATCGACAAGTATTCGGGTAGTAAGATACTAGAGGACTTGTACCGAGAGCGCGGTGAAACACAAGATACACAGGACTACTTAAATGAACGAGATATTCATACAGTAGTTGACGAATCAGTTTGGATTAAATAAGATAACTTTAAAGGATAGAAATGGAAATAACTCTAAATAAAAGCAGGGATTCTCTTTTTGACGAACTAGGTAAGATTCGACTAAAGGACTCATATATGATGGATAATGAAACCTCTCCGCAGGAAAGATTCGCATATGTATCTAAAGCGTTTGCAACAGACCAAGAACACGCTCAACGCTTGTACGAGTACTCAAGCAAGCAATGGTTATCTTACTCTACTCCTATATTATCCTTTGGTAAAAATAAACAAGGAATGCCTATCAGTTGCTTCTTGAACTACTTAGAAGATACATCTCAAGGCTTGGTGCAAAATCTATCTGAGACAAACTGGCTATCAATGATGGGAGGTGGTGTTGGTGTTCATGTTGGGATTAGAGGCGCTGATGAAAAATCGGTAGGAGTAATGCCACATCTAAAAACCTACGATGTTTGCTCTTTAGCTTATAAACAAGGTCGTACTCGCCGTGGTAGTTATTCAGCATATTTAAGTATAGATCACCCTGACATTATTCAGTTTCTTGAAATGAGAAAACCAACAGGAGATCAGAATATGAAAGCCCTAAACTTGAATCACGGGGTTAATATAACTGATAAATTCATGAGTCTTATTGAGAAATGCATGATTGACCCAAGCACTGACGACAGTTGGGAACTTATTCAACCTCATAACAAAAAAGTTACAGAAGTTGTTTCAGCAAAAGCATTATGGATGAAATTACTTGAATTACGTATGCAAACAGGTGAGCCGTATATTTGGTTCATTGATAGAGCTAACGAAGGTGTACCCGAATACCAAAAGAAAATTGGTCTAAAGAACAACGGGTCAAATTTATGCTGTGAAATTTCACTAGTAACGTCCGCTGAACGAACTGCTGTGTGTTGTCTAAGTTCTGTAAATTTAGAGTACTACGACGACTGGAAAACTGATGAAAAGTTTCTACCTGATGTTTTAGAGATGCTTGATAACGTGATAACATATTTTATTGAAAACGCTCCAGATGAGGTATCTCGTGCAAAGTTTAGTGCCTACCGAGAGCGAAGTGTTGGTGTTGGTGCTCTTGGTTATCATGCGTACCTACAGAAGTATGGTGTTCCTTTTGAATCTGCAATTGCTAAAGGGTTGAACATTAGTATTTTTAAACACATAAGAAAGTGTTTAGACACTGCAAACGAAGAATTAGCAATTAAACGTGGGGCTTGCCCTGATGCTGCTGATTTTGGTGTCTTAAAGCGATGTAGTCATGTTATGGCTATAGCTCCCAATGCTTCCAGTAGTATCATCATGGGTAACACTAGCCCAAGTACTGAACTTTATGCAGCTAATGCTTACCGACAAGACACAACATCTGGTGCATTTTTAAATAAAAATAAGTTTCTTGATAGTTTAATTTTAAAAGAGTCCAAGAATAAGGATGAAAATTGGTATAATGAGGTTTGGTCTAGTATTATTTCAAATGATGGTTCGGTGCAGCACTTAACATGGATGGATGACTATACAAAACAAGTATATAAAACAGCTCCAGAAGTAGACCAAAGATGGGTTATTGAACAAGCAGCAGACCGACAAAAGTTTGTAGATCAAGCTATGAGTACAAATCTATTCTTTGCTCCGGATGTTAATATTAAATATTTACATGCTGTGCATTTTCAAGCATGGAAACAGGGTTTAAAATCCTTGTATTATGTACGCAGTGCTAAACTTCGCAAGTCAGATAAAACAGGTCAAAAAATAGAACGCAAGCGTATTGAAGATGAGATTATAATGCAAGATATTGTAGATAATAATACTTGTCTAGCTTGTGAAGGGTGATAATATAAAGGAGAAGTCCTAATATAAGGAGAATTATGAAACTTAAATTAACAGACGAGCGAAACTACTTTAAACCATTTAGCTATCCTTGGGCATATGACGCATTCTTAATGTCTGAAAAGATGCATTGGCTTCATACAGAGGTACCAATGATTGAGGATTTAAATGACTGGAAAAATAAACTCTCCGAATCTGAAAAGCAGTTCTTAACACATATTTTTAGGTTTTTCACACAAGGTGATATTGATGTAGCTGGAGCCTATGTGAAAAACTATTTACCAACATTTCCTGCTCCAGAGATTCGTATGATGTTGAGTAGTTTTGCAGCTAGAGAGGCTATCCATATTGCAGCATATTCGCATTTAATTGAAACAATTGGAATGCCGGAAACAACTTATAATGAGTTTCTACAGTATGAGGAAATGAAAAATAAGCACGAATATATTGAATCATTTACAATTGGAACTGATAAGCAAAATATTGCACAACAAGTCGCCGTTTTTAGTGCATTTACAGAGGGAATGCAATTATTTAGTTCGTTTGTGATGCTCTTGAATTTTACACGTTTTGGTAAAATGAAAGGAATGGGTCAGATTATTGCTTGGAGTCAAGTTGATGAGTCACTACACACTGAAAGTATGACAAGACTTTTTCGTGAGTTTATTAAAGAAAATAAACAAATATGGGATGATAAGTTAAAAGCTGAACTTTACTCCATTGCGGAGCATATGGTAGTACTTGAGGATGCGTTTATCGACCTTGCCTTCGGTTTAAACGAAATGCAAGGTTTAACTAAAGAAGATGTAAAAAAATATATTCGATATATTGCAGACCGTAGATTAATTGCACTAGGTTTAAAAGGTATCTACAAAGTAAAACAAAACCCCCTACCTTGGGTAGATGGATTACTTGGTGCAACACATTCTAACTTTTTTGAACAACGTGTAACAGATTACGCAAAAGGTGCATTAACTGGTAGCTGGGGCGATGTGTGGGCAGAGTAAGAAAAGCTAAAGACCATTTAATAGACAAGTGGTCTGATATATTTCAGATAGACGATAAAAGTCCCTCTGGTATTTCTTGGAAGATTTCTGGTGCAAATAAAGTAATAGGAAAACCTGCTGGATGGTTGACTGATTTGGGGTATTGGAAAGTTGAACATGAAAATAAAGCTATTCAAGTGCATAGAATAATTTATTACTTACATCGCTTATGTCTTGATAGTACAATGGTTGTTGACCACATAAATGGAAACCCATCTGATAATTCAATAAATAATCTTAGATTAATTACCTACGCTGAGAATTGTCGGAATAAGAAACTAAGTAAGAATAATAAAACAGGCACAAATGGGGTATATGAAGTACATGATTTTATTGCAACATGGATGGAGAACGACAAACAAAACTCTAAAAAGTTCAGTGTATTTGAATACGGGGTAAAAGCTAAAGAAATGGCTGAATCATTTAGAAGCTCTAGGATTTCTGAGTTAAATGAAGCTGGTTACAACTATTCAAGCACACATGGACTTAAAAGAGAATGAAAGGAAGCACAATGACAGTACAATATATGGAACTACTGCACAGGTATAACGAAGCTGTTAATGTAGCAAATGATTTATATGAGTTCTTCAACCCAGAACAAGAAATGACACCAGATATTCAGGAGTTGTTTAATAGGTTAGATGCTATTAATTCATTCATAAAGGAGCTACCAAAATGTCAAGAGATATAGAGCGAAATAAAGAACTAAAGGTATTCAGTGCAACATGGTGCTCACCTTGTAAGTCACTGAAGAAGTTTCTACAAGAAGAAGATTTAGGTATTCAAGTAACTACATATGATATTGATTCATATATTGAGCTAGCCAAGGAGTACAACGTGCGCTCAGTCCCAACGAGTATTATCTTAGTTGATGGTAAGGAAGTACAACGATATACAGGATATAGAACTAAAGAGGATTACTTAAGTTTTGTAGGTAGTTAGTCATTAGCAGTAAATAGATAAAAGAAAACCCCTTGTGGAGTAACCTTAGTTGGCTACCTCACAAGGGGTTTTGTTCGTTTATGGATATATTCTTTTATCAAGCTCAATATGAGGACCGTCAACAAATGATTTCCAATCAATTCCACATACAATAGGAATCTTCATTTGAATAGCAACTTTCTTAATGTGGGCAGCTACAGTCCTGTAATATACCTCTTCCCACGTAACCTTACCGTCAACAAACACAGCAATGTCCACAGCTTTACCTGTTAGGTGTCTGCTATTCATTGTAGTGCTCTTTTTAGCCGCTACAAGCTCTTTCTGACGCTCTAAGCTACGTACCCCTTCAGTGATTGAGAAATCGTAAGGAGAAGCTGTTATAGCCTGCTTAAACACCATTTGCAAATCAGGATGTACTGCGGATAACTTCTCTAGGCTCTTTTTTCCGAATTTGTACGTCATATTATTGACCTCACTTGCCCATAAGTTCTGTCTTAATCTTGCTACCGCTGGAGCTACCAAAGAAGAAGTTTAGAATCGTAGCAATTACAGTACCTAGGATAAATCCAAGTATAGTATCTGCAAAGCGAATGTTAGACTCCGGGATAGTGCCGAAGGTAATAAAACCAATATACAATGCGGCGCACAAACTCCAGAATGAAGCAAAGTAATAAATAAATCTCTTACTGAATACATCAGCTTGATTCAGTGCTGTATTCTGCATAACCCTAGCACTATCTGTGTTCTTATTATCTTGCTCTATCTTAAATTCCTCGTGCTTTGTAGCAGCAGCTTGAATCTCTGCTATCTTCTCAGGTGACATATCCGGTTCTAGCTTAATGCCTAGCTTTTGTTCTACAGCGTCCAAGCCCTTATCTAGAATACCCTGAGCTACTTTTGGTAGATTATTGGCTAGCAAAGTACTGACTATTGCTGCAATCATTGGAAGCATACTTCCTCCTTATTTGTAATGTGTTATTTAATCATTTTTACTTGATTCATTATCCTGCACTGGACCGAACTCATCAATTGGTATAATAGGTAGAGGTGATGACTTAAGTAATTCACTTGTTCTTGCGTACAGTGCTTTATTGTCAGTTACCCTACGACCTACTCTATTTTCTAGGCTGTTGTTAATAATAACTTCACGTAGTAAAGATACTTCAGATGTAATTGACGCTACTTCGTGATATAGCTTTTGATTCTCAGAGGATAAGTCCCTAATCTCTTTGTTAAGATGTATAATCTCAACTTGGAGCTTATTCAATTCAGAACTAAGGAGAATATTCTGCGAGGACATTCGCTCAAGTTCGGAGTGCATTAAAGTTATAATGTTGCTTTCTGTTTTGGATTCCTTCCATCCTTTTACTATTGATTGAATACCTATTACTGTTCCTACTAATCCAGCAGCTATTGCCGCTAGTGTTTCAGATGGGCCGAATGCTAAGTCCATCGTGTTCACCTAATCTTATCTAATTGATAATGCTATGGTATATGTCTATAATACACCACAGCATTTTGTTAATTTTAATTCCAAAAATTCCGCACTTGATGTAGCGGAACACCTGATGTATTGTTACTTGTCAGCTAATGCAGTAGTTGTAACTTCTCGCATTAACATCATTACAACAGGCCACACAGCTATCAAGTAAGGTTGATACTCAAGTGGAAGATAAGCTGCTATAATTCCTGCTTTAACTTCAACAACTGTAAGTAAAGCCAAGATGATACCTGCCCAGTATGTTTTAGAAGTAAGACGTTGCTTGAGTAAAGTAAGTACTCTAGAAAATGCTGATTCATTCATTTGTGAAATCCTTCATTTATATAATCCTTTAGTAAGTAAATAAGTTAGTAAGTTAGTAATTTACTAAGCTGCTTCTAATGCAGCCAAGCGTAGTTCCATTGCTTCAATTATTGCAGCTTGAGCATCTACAGTGCGTTGTAGCTGCTGCACACGAGTACCCATGCGCCCAATCAATCCTTGGTAGTTCACTTGCTGATAGACCGGGAAAGTCTGCTCTTCTGTTACAGCAGGGACAGCAGGAATAGCTGGGGTGACTTCAACCGTTTCGTAAACAGCAGCCTCAATCTCTTCACC